CAGACTTTCCACGATTTTGCGCACAACGGTGGTCTTGCCCGACCCCGTGCCGCCCGCGATTCCGATGATGAGCATAGTGTTTGTGGGCTGATTGATAAGCGCAAAAGTACACAGAAAAAACGAATCCTTGAAATTTCGCTCTTTCAAAAAGCCCTCTTTTCCTGCCCTGTGCGCGTGTTCTCTTCCGAGCGAAGAGGACTTTCGCCGAAAGCCACCGAGCATTAAAATCAATAACAACGCGTTCGAGAAACCCACCAATACAGCCCCTCTTTTTGGATTTGCGTTTAATTAGATTTGACTTTGTACAAATGCGTTCAATCAAAAACCGTGCGTAACTTTGCGCACACACTTGAAAAACAATATGGCAGTAAACTTCTATCTTGACAAGCGAGCAGACAAACATGGGGATTGTCCCATACGAGTGAGCATCTCTATTTTTGGGGCGCGGTTTATCTCTTCGACCGGATATAAGGTCGCACCGACGAAGTGGGATCAAAACAAACAGCAAGTAAAAAAAGGTTCGACGGCAGGCGCTGGTGTCACGTACTCAACAATCAATGCCGCGTTGGCTAAAATAGCGGAACACTTCAGTGCATACGAGCATCAATGTATGTTGGGCAAGGTAAAGCCTACAAGCGCTGAAATAAAGAAAGAACTTGCAGAACACTTCGCGAGGAAAAAGGCAACAGGGGGGAAGCAAGCGCTCATCTTCGATTATTTCGAACTCTACTACTCTGAAGTGCCAAAGCAAAATCAATGGAGCTTAAGCACATGTAAATCGTTTCGCAAAATGGTCAACTATATTGATGAGTTTGATCACGATTTGACGTTCGGGCGGCTGACCGAAAAGCGATTAAATGATTTTGTGCTCTTTCTACGAGAAGGCAAGAATCTTCGCGATTCGACTGTCAAGCTTATTGTGGGAGTGTTGTTTTGGGTTCTACGTTGGGCTACGAAGAAAGGCTACAACACAAATTTGGACTACCAAAAGTTCTCATTAAAGACGAAGAGTCTTCAGAATGCGATTGTATTCCTCGAATGGGAAGAGCTGATGCGAATCTATAATTACAAATTCCCTCCTAAGGGCACGAAAGTCCAACTACAAGACTACCACGGCCGAACATACGAAAAAGAACTTGGGACAACGAAGAGTCTCCAGATTGCACGAGATTCTTTTTGCTTCTGCTGTTTCACCTCTTTGCGCTTCTCTGATATGCAGAATTTGAAGTGGTCGAGTGTGTCGGAAAAAACAATTACAATCACAACAATAAAAACCTCTTCTACTATTACAATAGAGTTGAACAAATACGCCTTTGAAATACTCAATCGCTACAGAGGAGTAGATGAAGAATATGTATTCCCAAGAATAAGCAATAATAAGACAAACAAGCGTCTGCACGAATTGTGCGAACTATGTGAGATCAACGCTCCGATAACAAAGACGTACTACAAGGGAGGAGAGCGCATCGAGGACACGCGGCCGAAATACGCCTTTATCGGGACGCACACCGGTCGGCGAACCTTTATTTGCAACGCCCTTATGATGGGAATCCCAGCGAATATCGTAATGAAGTGGACGGGGCACAGTGACTACAGCGCGATGAAACCATACATCGACATCGCCAACTCGGCAAAGGCAGAAGCGATGTCGCTATTCGATAAACGGTGACTTCTTTTGGACTTTTTCCAATCAGTTGCAGACCAGCTACATACAAACGAAACGCGTTCAAGAAACGGGGCAATTCGCTCTAATCTTGGACGCGTTTTGGACGTATTTACGGAAAGCACAAGACCTTTTTCGTGCGCTCACGAAAAAGCTAAACCCCGAATGCAAAAGCACTCGGGGCAAAACCTATTACACCATGAAAAACAATAGTCTGCTACAAAGGTACAGATTTTTCTTTATCTCCGCAACACATGCCTGAGAACGACAAACGACGTGACAATACCGAGAAGAGCCCACAGCCGCCAGTCGTACCACCACGGGGCGGTTGCCGTCTTCTCTTTGTGTGATTCCGTGGAGTGGGTGGACGCTCGGAGCGAGTCCCCGTGCGAACGCCAGACAGTGTCGCTGCTAACGTGCCAGCGGTCGCGGGTGCGCTCCTTCACGAGTGTAGCGCCCTCAAAATAGACGCTGTCGTGGAGAAAAACGCTATCGCGCACGGTGCGCAGTTCGCGGAGGATGTCGCGCTGCACAAGGCGGAGGGTGTCGGTGTGCGTCGTGTGGTGTTCTACGACTCGTGTCGTCGTGCAGCTTGCGAGCAGGCTCAAGGCAAAGCCAAAGGCAAAGGCGCCAAGCGCAACGAGCAAAAGAAACAGCCAATCGTTGGGCATTGGGGATGGGGCGTTCTTCTTCATTTGATGAAGATTTGAGCGTGAAACGAATTTACGTTAGCGGTCAATTCTTTCCAATTTGGAAAGAGTTGAAAAGGATTGGAGCGATTTGGAACGCTTTGCGCGCCCTTGCCACTCGAAATCAGATGATTTCTTTCCAATTTCCCGATTTTTGGAAAGAATTGACGCTACGCATTTGAACTTATAAGAAATCCTTGTGAGTTCGTTTTATCGGGACTCCCATTTCGAGGACTTCCTCGGAAAGGTCGGCGAGCTTATCCCGCTAAACGAAAAGAATCGACGCGCGGGGCGAACTACCGAGGATTTCTCGTCAGTTGGTCGCGGAACGTGTGATGACAAGTTCTATTTCTTCGCCCTCGGCTTGTGCAGCGCGGAGGAAGACAAGCATGCGTTCCAACGTGGCGCGGCTGTTGAGCACTTTGCCGCGTTCGCGGTTTTCGCCCACGAGGATGCAGCCCTCGGTGTCGGCGGCCGTGTTGCCGCTGTGGATCAACACACCGGCGTAGCCTTTCACGCGGAGAAGACGAGGGAGGACACGGCCGAAGCGCGGGGAGCGCGTCTGCATGTCGATGCGATACGTGCCGGTGGGGATGGCGGTCGCACCCTTCACTTTGAGCGCGGCGATTTCGTCTTCTGACATCTCGTCCGACAAACCGCGGTCGGTGTCTTCGAGCGTGTCGCAAAAGTATTTTCCGTTGATTTCCATGCGTCCGATGGTGTAGCCCTCCTTCAGGGCGTGGCGTTGAATAAGGATTTGCATTTGTCTGTTGTTTTGGTTGGTTTATACTTCGAGGAAAGCGTCCATGTCGCCGCTTTGTACGTCTTTGATGTACTCGCGGAGATACCAGACGGCCTTCTCTGCATCTTCGACGGCTTTGCGGCGGGCATCTTCGCGCGTTCCGTCGTGCTTGTGTCCGCAGCGCCAAATGTATTTAAGGGCGTTGCCGAGACAAAACGGCATCTTGCGGGCGACGTCGATACATTCCGCGCCGCCGTGATTGTAGTGTGCGGGGTGGTTAACGGTTTCGGTTGTCGTGAACCCGATTTGCCGTTTTTGGGTACATGATACGTCGCTCATGGTCATTGTTTTGTGTTTTCGGGTTCTTGATTTCCTTCGCGTCCCTTCATTTCGCTGAGTGTTTTCGAGAGGAGGTGGCGATAGTGGTGGTCAATTCCGAGGAGAACGCCACAGAACGTAAACAGTTCGCCCGCGGTCGTGATCACCGAGGCGTGTATTTCCCCCATGGGAGAGGCGAAGAAGCCCAAGAAGAGCAATACTACGCCCGAAAGGGCAAGAATAACGGCAAGCCAAATCTGCAGGTCTTTGGCATCGGCCTTGCCGTCGGAGTTGAGATCTAAAATGTTTCTCATAAGTTTATTTTTTAGAGTGGATAAAATGTGCTGTGAGTGCTACCAACGTTGGAGTAATTCGCCGTGCCACCAGAGGCTCGGGTCGGCATGGTTGCGCCCCTTCATTGTGAAAATCGCGGTTTGTTTACTTCCGATGGTCAGTCCTCCCACGGTCAGAAACGTGGTCGGGCGGGGTTCCAAATCGTTGAAGACCATAAATTGTGCGCCGTAGTATCGCATGGCTTGACTATCGTCGGGCGTTACGCTTTCCGCCCCGTCATTAAGAGGTGCGCCGCCTGTGTTGATGGTCGGCCTCAACGTGCCGAAGTTTCCGCGAAAGATAACATACGTGCCGACGCGAAACGGGTTGAGATAAATCACCCCACGTTCTACCACGCCCCCATATAGTTCCCAATTATCGGGCGTGATCACCACCGGCC